TGATTTCTTGCCTGTCTGTGCTTCTTCTTGATCTTTGTATATTTTATTAATATATCCTACTATTTTATTTCTTTGCTTGGGACTCATTCCCCATGCTTCGTTCCATGTAACACCTTTCATGTGATAACATAACTCAATACACCCTTGCTCGATAGCATCAGTGTCTTTCCGAAGCTGTTGTAAATGGTCCCTGATCTCCTCGGGTTCTGCTAACGATAGAAACCTTATAAAAAATTTACAGGATTAAATTCAATTGGCGCTTCCCATTTATGTCCACATGTTGTACATACTGCGTCTAGTGTTTTCGATATACCTATCTTATTAATATCACTGATCTTAGTATCTATAATATCAACTGTAGATTTGTCTATATTTTTGATGAACTCTGAAATATGTTTCTTGTTAGTGATTGTTTGTGTTTCTTCTTCATCATCTGTGAATACAATCTTTTCAATTGCTCCTTCAATTACTTCAAAGTTCAGCTTAGTTAGTGATTTGAATACTTGAGCTAACAGTTTCATTTGTACTTCATCAGTTATAGAAGGATTATTCATCGCTCTCTGTATCTTAGCATTCTCAAACGCTGCTTTGTTTTGACGATTTGTTGTGTCAAATGTTCCTGGTTTGAGATATACTGTTAAGTTGCTAGGTAGTACTACTTCGTATGTTTCTTCAAGTGTTTCTGATTCATTGAGTAACATTTCAAGATTCAAACCGAATTCGTTTTTAGCTTTACATTTTTCATTGGGGCAGTCTAATTCCATTGCTGCTTCATCACCATAAGAAGCTTCTCTAATTGCAATCATTAATGCATCAATATCACAAGCTAATAGTTTCTTCGGCTTCTTTACCCCTTGAACACAGCTAGTAATTACATCTACAATAGCTTTTCCAGATAATAGTGCATCTGGATTCTTGAGTGTAATTTCATCTGCCGCAGTCATTGGCATTACAGCAAGTTCGCCGTTGTCTAAGAAGTTGACAACATCATCGTCATAAAAGTGTCCTCTTGAAGGCAGTTGTATGTACGTAGTTTCTTTACGGTAAAACTGCGTTAGTGGATTTGTGCTTTGATTCATTTAAAACCCCTTGTAATACTGTGATAAATAACAGTATAGAAATAATCTAATTATATCAGTATTTATCTATAAAATTGTGAGGGGTTTTAAAGCGTGGCTGACATTGGTAGCGAAGTTGAAGTAACAGGAAGTATTTATGGGGCGTGGGCATCTGAGAAGACGCTTGCTGATCTCCTTGATACTATAAAAGACTTAGCTGGTACAAGTAACGAACAAAAGAAGATACTTCAACGTCAAGCTACGGAGATGAAGAATACTGGTAAAGTAACTTCAGGTGGCGTCTCAGGCGGCGGCAAGGGATCAAAAGAAGTTCAGTCTGCTACTAAATTAATGACTGCTGGCCTCAAAGAGTCTGGAGAAGCCGCACTAAATTCAGCAGCAGGACTTGATAAACTTAATACTGGCCCAATGAAGGCTTTTGGTAAGTCATTAAAGAACGCATCTATGGGATTTAAAGGAATGCTTGCAGGCGTTGGCCTCATCGGCGCTGCAATAGGCAAGTATATTAAATCTGTACAGCAAAGTGTATCTGTATTACGTAACTTATCAGATTCAGGTGTTCAGTTTCAGGGCAGCTTCGTAGAAGTATCAAGGTCACTAGCTGTTACAGGCATATCACTTGAACAATTTGGTGAGATGGCAGATAAGTATGCTAGAGTCATGGGCCAGAATGGTCTTCAAGGATTACTTGATCTTACTAAGGCTACAGAAGCATCAGCAGGTAACTTCCACAAATTCGGTCTAACAACAGCAGAAGCAACTGAGTATGCAGCAGAATTTCTAGATCAACAGAGAATAGCTGGTGTATTTGGTAAGGCATCTCAAGCAAATCAAGCAGCAGCACTACAATCAAATATTGAACGTTTGACAGCTTACTCGAAAGTATTGAATGTCTCACGTAAAGACTTGCAAGATGCATCTAGAGAGATGTTGAGCAATGCTGATCTACAAGCAGAACTGTTTAGCATGGCTCCGAAAGAACGAATGGCCGCGCAAGCAGCATTCGCAGAAACAGCACAATCGTTTGCTGCAATGGGTCCTGCAGGATTAGAAATGGGCAAGATATTCACTGACATTGCTGCATCTCCAGTAGCAGAAGCATCAGATGGGTTCAAGCAGCTAGCTGATGCAGGTCTCGGTGATCTAGCGCAGAGAATGGTAAAACTTTCTGATGCAAACAAAGCTGGTGAAGGTGCAACACTTGCACAGTTAATGGCAATGGCTGAATTAACAGATGCAGAAAAAGAACAGTTATCTGCATTGCGTCTAGCAGGCGGCGAAATTAAGAATGTAGCAGTACAAGCTTCAGCTTGGGGACAAGCAGCAGAAGAAGGCAAAGTGTCTATGGCAAATCATCGCAAAGCCGCAGCGGACGCTGGACAGTCTATGGAAGAATATATGAAAACTGTAGATAAGAACGTTGCAGCACAAGCAAATCTACAAGATGAGCTATCAAAATTTGAAGCTACTAAAGAGTATTTGATGGTTAAAGCATTCTCTACACTACTCGGCGGCAAGGGAACACAAGCAGTTAACATGGCTGCCGATGCACTAGGTGTACTAAATGAGAAAGCACTCGCATTTATTGACGGGCCTATGGTTGATGGCATTGAATCAATGAAAGAACAAGCCTTAATATTTTGGGGAGTGTTGAAAGAAGTCTTTGCTGATCTAAGCGCAGTAATAAAACCAGTTATAGGTTGGTTTCAGAAAGCAGGTGAAGCTATCAATAATATGATTCAAGGTATAATGATGGGATGGGGCAGTCTAACTGCATGGATTAAAGAGATTACTGGCGGTGTAGTAGATTTAACTGGTGGCGGAGGAGAAGCCCCACCAGTAATGGTCGGTGGCATGGACACTCAACAAATACGAGCAGAAGCAGCTAGATTAACTAGATCAGATGCAGGAACTGCTGATCTAAGCAATACTACAGCAGGAGGTTCAGGCGCAGGACACAGTGCGTTCGAAGCAGAACTACTCAAACTTAACCAAGATCAGGTAACACAGATAAGAAAAATGCTTGCTGAGATTCGCGGCGGCAGCCTTTCTGAAAAGTAACCAAAACTCTCAGTAAAAACGACTAGTTGTTGATAAATAAGGGTATGAATTATACGGTTTATCAAACAACTAACAATATCAACAGCAAAATTTATATAGGTATGCACACGACTGATGACTTAAATGATGAATATTTAGGATCGGGGTTGCATCTTTCTCGCGCTATTAAAAAATCTGGCATTGAAAACTTCACAAAGAAAATTTTGTTTGTGTATGATTCTGAAGAACAGATGGTTGCAAAAGAAGTGGAACTAGTAAATGAAGATTTTGTTGCACGATCAGATACCTATAATTTAAGAGTTGGCGGCAAGGGCGGTGCCGCAGGCAAGAATAATACTTTTTATGGTAAAACACATTCCGCTGAAATCAAAGCACAAATATCAGAAATTAAGAAAGAACTGTTTAAGAAGAAAGAGAATCATCCGAGAACAGGTGCTGTAATCACTGATGAACACAAAGCATTATTATCCGAAGTACACAAAGGTAAAACCGTATCACAAGAAACACGACAGAAAATGTCTAAAGGCAAAATGAATAATAAAAATGGTTGTGGCAATAAAGGTAAGCCGTGGAGTGCTGCAAGGCGAACTGCATATGAAGTTAAGAAGGAGATAATCTAATGGCTTGGACTAAGTTTTTTAAGCCGGTTAACTCGGTTTTGCCACAACAATCTTCACCTGGAAGCAGTTCTGGTGGTGCAACAGCACTAAACAAATTTTCTAGTTGGCTTCCTGAATTCTATCAAGGCCCTCCTAATAGGCTCATGCGCTATATGCAGTATGAACAGATGGATCTTGACCATGAAGTATCAGCAGCTATGGACACTATTGCAGACTTCTCAACAGCAGTCAATGTAACAACACAGACTCCGTTTGATATTAAGTATACGAAAGATGCTAGCACATCAGAGAAAGAAATTCTAGTTGCAGCACTACGACAGTGGTCTAATCTAAATGACTTTCCTAAACGCATATGGCGTCTATTTCGTTCTACACTCATGTATGGAGATCAGTTCTTAATACGTGATCCAGAGACATTCAAACTACATTGGGTTGATCCTTCAACTGTAGAAAAAGTACTAGTCAATGAATCAGAAGGTAAAGCAATCGAAGCGTATTACATTCGCGAACTTGACTTAAATCTTCAATCGTTGACAGCTACTAATACATTTAAGAAGACACAGATGGGCTACAATGCTCAAGATACAATCTTCCCTAATGCGCCGTATACTGGCCAAGCTAACTACTCTACTGGTTCAGCGTCAGGAATGATTAGCACATCAGGTTCGCAGTACTCAAACGCTGAAGCGTTCCCTGTTGATGGACAGCACGTTGTACAGCTAAGTATGACAGAAGGCATGAACAGTTCATGGCCTTTCGGTATCAGTATTCTTGAAACGATCTTCAAAGTATACAAGCAGAAAGAACTACTTGAAGACAGCATTCTAATCTATCGTGTTCACCGTGCACCAGAACGTCGTATATTCTATATTGACGTAGGTACAATGCCGCCTAACAAAGCAGCACAATACCTAGAACGCATTCGTTATGAAGTACAGCAGAAGCGTATTCCATCACGAACAGGCGGCGGCGAGAGTATTACTGATTCAGCTTACAATCCAATGTCAATGCTTGAAGATTACTTCTTTGCTGCTACAGCAGATGGTCGTGGTTCTAAAGTAGAGACACTCCCAGGTGGTGATAACTTGGGTGAGATTGATGATCTTAAATACTTCAACAACAAGATGCTACGTGGCCTCGGCGTACCTAGCAGCTATTTGCCTACAGGTCCAGACGATGGTAGTTCAGCATACAATGATGGACGAGTTGGCACAGCATTCATTCAAGAATTCAGATTCTCGAAAGTATGTCAACGTCATCAGCGTCAAGTCATGCCAACACTTGATGAAGAATTTAAGTTATTCCTCAAGCACAGAGGCTTTACGATTGATAGCAGTATTTTCGCACTAGAGCTATGTGAGCCGCAGAACTTCTCAGAATATCGTCAAATCGAAATCGACGCAGCATACGCTAACTTGTTTGCCAGCATGAAAGACACACCTTACATGAGTAAGCGATGGATGATGAAACGTTACTTAGGCTTGAATGAGACTGAGATTGCTGAGAACGAAAAACTATGGCGTCAAGAACAATCAGTACCTCACGCAACAGAAGACAGTGGTGCTGTAGCTGACCTAAGATCAGTAGGAGTAGGCGGCGGAGACTTCGAAGACTTTGACGATGTAGAAGGCGAAGAGGATATGGGCGATGAAGACTTAGGTGATGGTGCTGACCTCCCTGGTGGTGAAGTTGATCTTGAAGCTGGAGGAGATGAAGTATAATGGATAGAAAAGAATTTATTGCTAAAATAGATGGCAGTTTTGAAGAAAAACTCAAAGAAGCATATATGACTGGCTGGGATAATGCAATAGACATAGGATGTAGATCACCATACTCTCCTGGCAAGAGCGAATGTTATGCTAATTGGAAAAATAATTCATCAGAAGAAATGACTGATGAAATTCACGTATCTTAGATAAATACTGTTATGACCAATAAAGACAAAATCACAGAAACTCTTGAAGAAACATACAAGCGTATCATCACAGAGAACTACTTTCCCGAAGATGATGAGGGGAACAAGACTGAATTAAATGATACTCGCCGTCCTAGACTCACGCTTCGTCATCTTAACAAGCTACGTAAAATACAAGAGCTAAAGGCACTTGAGATGGAAGCGCATGATGATTTTGTTCGTACCATGTATGGCACGCCAGAAGAAGGCGCAGAGCCAGAATTTTAAAAATACTAGTTTAATCGTCGCAACGACGAGCTAAATACAAAAAACGCTACTTTTTGGTGCTTTTCCGCACCTATTCTTCTATATCAATTAAATACAACGTAATACAATGGATGGCGCAATGCTATCTGTATTACGTTTATCTAACATAAAAGGAGAGACAGATGTCCCATCGTGAAAAACTAGAGCAAGTTCTAGAACTGCTCATTAATGAAGAAACCGATGCCGCATCCGAACTACTACATACCGTCATAGTTGAAAAGGCTCGTACAATGTACGAAGACTTAGTAGACGAAGATTTTGGTGGCGATGAAAAAGAAGACTTTGCAGCAGAGATTGAAGCTGACAAGTCAGAAATTGAATCCGACGAAATTTTTGACGCTGAAGAAGGTGAGGAAGGCGAAGAAATATCAGATGAACCAGCCAGTGAAGAAGAGGTTGAAGACCGACTAGAAGACGTTGAAGCACAACTAGCAGAACTAACAGTACAGTTTGACCAGATTATGGGCGACGAAGAAGGTATTGAAGGCGAAGGCGAGTTTGGCGACGAAGAAATTGTAGGCGGTGAAGAAGGATTTGGTGATGTAGACTTAGGTGCAGAAGAAGGCGAAGTAGAATTTGCTGACGAAAGCATGTATGAGGAAGTCATTGATGAGCTAGACGAAGCAACAAAATTGCAAGATGAAGTTGCTGACACAGGTCAGAAGCAGGAAGGCAAGTACTCAGGTACAGGCAAGAATTCTAAGATCGGTGCGACTGGCAAAGAAAGTATGTTTACAAAAGCTCCATCCAAAGCTGACCACGGTGGCAAGCCACATGAGACAGGTAAAGGCGGAGACGAGTCTACAAAGAAAGTAGGCGAAGGTGAAGACAACACACCTACATCAAACATTGATGTTAAGACAGGCGAGAAGAAGTCTGCTGACGTAAGTGCAAAAGATGACAAAGGTGCAAAAAGCCCATTAGGTAGCAAAGGCTCCCCAAAGGGTAACTAAGAAATATGTCAAACAAGCTGTATGAATTTATATCGTTCGACAAAGCTAATATTGAATTAGTCGAGTCTGCGGGTGGCAAAGACCTTTATATGAAGGGAATTTTTATCCAAGGTGATGTAAAAAATCAGAACCAGCGCGTCTATCCTCTTACTGAAATCAACCATGCTGTTCATCAGATCATGGAAAGAATTCAAAATGGAGAAACCGTGCTGGGAGAGCTTGACCATCCAGAAGAACTGTCGATTAATTTGGACCGTGTAAGTCATATCATTGAAGATATGTCGATGGTTGGTAAGGATGGTCACGGGACTTTGAAAATTATCCCTACACCAACTGGACAAATTGTGAGAACATTGCTTGAAAGCGGCGCGAAACTTGGCGTTAGCTCTCGTGGATCAGGTAACGTAGGTAATGACGGTAGCGTAAGTGAATTTGAGATCATAACGGTCGATATTGTTGCGCAACCATCAGCACCAGATGCGTTTCCTAAAACGATTTATGAGAGTCTATTTAACATGCGCGGTGGCCAAACGATGTACAACCTTGCAGCAGACGCAACACACGATAAAGTAGCAGAAAGGTATCTTGCAAAAGATATTGCCAGGTTCATTAAAGAATTAAAGATATAAGGAGAACGACACATGACAAAGTTCGCAGATATCCTAGCTGAAGGCACTAATCTCTCTGAGGAAGCGCGTGATGCTATTCAAGTAGCTTGGGACACTAAGCTAGTTGAAGCAAAGGAAGAACTAACGTCTGAACTACGTGAAGAATTTGCACAGAAGTTCGAGCATGATAAAACTATTATGATCGAGTCTATGGACAAGTTTCTAAATGATAAGGTTCAGTCGGAGATTGTTGAATTCGCAGAAGATAAGAAAGCACTAGCAGAAGATAGAGTTAAGTACCGCGCACGAATTGCAGAACACGTAAAAGTATTGGAGCGTTTCATCACAGAAACACTAGCTACAGAAGTAAAAGAGCTCCGTTCTGAGCGTACTGCACAAGCAGGCAACGTACACAAACTAGAAGAATTCGTACTGAAGCAGCTAGCTGAAGAAGTTAAAGAATTCCATGGTGACAAGAAAGCTCTAGCTGAACAGCGTGTTAAACTTGTACGCGAAGGCAAGCAAGAACTAGTAGAAACAAAGCGCAAGTTCGTTACTAAGGCTGCTCAAGTAATTGAGAAGAACATTAACGAAACGCTTAAGAAAGAAATCGGTTCTTTCCGTACAGACATTAAAGCTGCACGCGAGAACGATTTTGGTCGCAGAATGTTTGACACGTTCGTTGGCGAGTACATGACATCACACTTGAATGAGAGTGGTGAAGTGCGTAAGCTACAGAACGAGGTTGCTAAGTTAAACGAGCAGGTTGAAGCATCTGAGGTCAAGAGTGCAGAACAGAAGCAACTAACAGAGTCAGTTGAGCGCAAGCTAAGTGCAGTATCAGATCGCGTTAATCGTGATAAGAAACTAAACGAACTGTTGGCTCCATTGGGCAAGAAGGAACGTGCTGTAATGGGTGAGTTGCTACAAACAGTTAAGACAGACAAATTGGATGAAGGATTCAAGAAGTATATTCCAGCAGTCCTAAACGAAGACACACGCACACCAAGTAAGAAACGCAGCACACTGAAGGAATCAGTAAGGACTGTAAAAGAAGGTAATAAGAGGGCTTCTATTGCCCAAACAGAAGAGGATAAAGAAACCCTCGCAGAGATTCAGCAAATGCAACGCATGGCTGGTATTTCTAAATAACTATAATAAGTAAGGAGAAAGATAATGGCCGATAAGCTATTTGAAAGTAAGTGGGCAGCGACTAAGGAAGCACTTTTAGAAGGACTTTCTGGAAATCGTCGTGAATCCCTCGGCGTGGTTCTTGAGAACACACGCAAACAGCAACTTCGCGAAACCGCTACAGCGGGTGGCACAGGTGCTGGTAACATTGCAACATTGAACAAGGTTATGCTACCTTTGATTCGTCGTGTAATGCCAACTGTTATTGCTAACGAGATTCTAGGCGTACAGCCTATGACGGGTCCTGTGGGTCAAATCCACACGCTTCGTGTTCGTTATGCTGATACAGCAGGCGGCGTCACAGCGGGTACAGAAGCACTTGGCCCGTTTGATCTAGCACGCGGCTACGCTGGTGATGAAGTTGTACCACCAGGCGGCAGCGCAGCGGGAACAGCAGCACTTGAAGGCGCAGCTGGTAACCGTCTATCCATCCAGATCCTCAAAGAGACAGTAGAAGCTCGCACACGTAAGCTATCTGCTCGTTGGACTTTTGAGGCAGCACAGGACGCACAGTCAGTTCATGGCATCGACATTGAAGCTGAAATCATGCAAGCACTAGCCCAAGAGATTACAGTTGAAATCGACCAAGAGTTGATTAACAACCTACGCGCACTATCTGGCGCAGCACCAGTAACGTTCGATCAAACGGCCGTATCTGGTACAGCAACATATGTTGGTGACGAACATGCAGCACTAGCTGTACTAATCAACCAGCAAGCTAACCTAGTTGCAGCACGTACTCGTCGTGGCGCAGCAAACTGGGCAGTTGTATCTCCGCAGGCTCTAACGATCCTACAGAGTGCTACAACTTCTTCGTTCGCTCGTACTACAGAAGGTACGTTCGAAGCACCAACAAACACAAAGTTTGTAGGTACTTTGAATAACAGCATGAAGGTTTACTCCGATCAGTACCAGGCAGACGATCAGCCAGTACTAATTGGTTACAAAGGCCCAACAGAGACAGATGCAGCGGCGTTCTATTGCCCTTACATCCCTCTAATGAGTACTGGACCAGTAATGGATCCAACTACTTTCGAGCCAGTAGTAAGCTTTATGACTCGTTACGGCTACCAAGAGCTATCTAACACAGCTAACTCTCTAGGTAACGCAGCAGACTACCTATCTCAGGTCGGCATCACAGGCGTAACATTCTTCTAAGAAAGAATTTACAACTAAGAGAAAATCGAAAGGGTCATCTAGACCCTTTCTTTTTGCCTGTCTGGAAAGTTTTCCGATTTATTGATAAATACATGCATAACAGGAGTACAGGAATCATAAATGTCTAAAGTAATAACAGTCCAAGACGGTAATCTAGAATTCAATATATCATTTGCTGATGGTGATTTCGATACAAATGTACAAGACGGTAATATTAATCTAGGTACAAATGGATCATTCACAGGTACTATTAATTTGGGGACTAGAGTTGATGTAGCAGAATCAACTGGTACGCTATCTATATTTGATTCGACATTTGCTGATAGTGTTGCATTTTCACATGATGGTACTGATTTTAATATCGTAGGTACAACAACTGCTGACATTAATATAACTGGCATAACAGCTATTTCAGCAGCAACGGTAGATGCTACCTTTGATGCAGTAATAGCAACATCATTCTCAGGCCCATTGACAGGTGCAGCATCACAGGTTACAGTAAATGACACAGCAGATGCTACGACATTTCCAGTGTTGGTTGGCGCAGCAACAGGCAATCAACTAACACTCACAGACGGCGGCCTAACATACGATGCAAGTGCAGCGAACCTTGCAACAACAACATTCACTGGTGCATTAAGTGGCAACGCAACAACAGCAACAACACTAGCAACTGGCCGTACTATTGGCATGACTGGCAATGTTGTTTGGACAAGTGCATCATTCGATGGCAGCGGAAATGTAACAGGAACATCTACTATCCAAGCTGATGTAGTAACAATGGATATGATTGTTGACGTTGCCACTGACACATTCTTAGGTCGAGTAACAGCAGCGACAGGTACTGTTGAAGTACTTACAAACGCACAAGCAAAAACAGCACTTGACTTATCAGGTTCAAACACTGGCGATCAAACAATCACGCTTACAGGTAATGTAACTGGCACTGGCACTGGATCATTCGCAACTACAATCGCATCTGATGTAGTCACAATGGATATGATTGTTGACATTGCCACAGATACGTTCTTGGGTCGAGTAACAGCAGCAACAGGTACAGTAGAAGTACTAACAAATGCACAAGCAAAGACAGCACTTGATCTAACTGGTACGAACAGCGGTGATGAACCAGCAGCTTCATTAACAGTAGCAGGCATTGTCGAGCTTGCCACTGGGGTAGAAACAAATACTGGCACTGACGCAACACTAGCGGTTACGCCAGACGGACTTGATGATTGGACTGGTAGCGCACAATTTATAACAGCAGGAGTATTGACAGCTACTAGTTATGGAGGCATCACAGAAACAAATCTGGTTGACAAAGCCGCCGCCGAAACAATTACAAATCTGTGGTCCATTAGTCGATCTGGCGGCGCTGCGAAAGATATGTTTGTATGGAACGACTCAACTGATGCAACATCATTGGTTGTGCGCTATACTGGTACTGACTTTACACTTGAAGATTCAGAAGGAGAAGCAGGCAATAGGTACATGCTTTTTACTGACTCTACTGGTGAAGTGTCGATGTTCTTTGGAGATGTTGAAGAATTTAGAACAACAGATCATACATCAGCAGATCAAATATCGGGTGCAGAAGTACTAGATGCAGAAGGCAACTTCCAACCAGTCGGCGTAGGTGTTGTTGTTAATGATGCAACAACCTTTGACACAGTAGCAACACATACTCCATTCCAACAAGCTAACGCAACACAAACAGTTTACTTCGTTGGTGCTGGAGCAGGTACAGCAAACTTTGATACATATACAAATGTTGAATCGGGACAAACAAATATTCCTGTTGGTACGATGTGGTATGTTCAAAACAATGCAGCAACGACCATACTTGTAATTCGCGGCGGCACATCAGTAACTATACGCGGTGCAGGCGCTCCTGCAGATGCAGACGTAACAGTAGCACAAGGCGGTGTGGCAACAGTGCGTAAAGTAAGTGATACAATTTATGACGTTTGGGGAATAGGACTAAGCTAATGGTAGTACAGATGATGGCAGGAGGCGGTATGATGAGTGCAGGTGTTAGCCAGCCTGCTGGAACAGTTACGCTAAGTGGTCAAATTGTTTCTAGTATATGGACAGATGAGGTAGGTATTAGATTCAATAGTGATGGCACCATTGATGAACTTATTGGCGTCACGTACACCCAGATAGATACTGGTACAGATTGGATTATTCCAAATGGCGATGCGCCAGACTTGTTTGAGGTTATGACAGATAATTGGCTAGATTCTGGCGGCGCCGGCGATGGGTTTAACAATGCAGCAGCAGCCGAAGGCGTATGGATTGCACTAACTTCTAATCGGCTATGGTCTGTAAAAGGCCAGGCACCAGGTGGTGCAGATTCTAATGCAATGTCGTTTGATGCTCATATACGATGGAATGGCGGGGCTACTATTGATTCTGGTGCATACGAGATTGTATCTGAAGGAGAATAAATAAAATGACAATAATGATGGGGGCCGGAGGCAACACGGCCATAGAAGCAATTGCAACCCAACAGATCGAGCAGTGATTGAAACTTATTATGCCGATGATGTCGGACTAAACACATAAGGAAACACGCATGACTATAATGATGGGTGCTGCTGCTGGAACTAATTTTTACACACCTATAAACGATGTTATCACATTATCAGGAACAACAGGATCACCAAATATATTTACGGATTTTGCACTTTCACCTCTGAACGCACAAGCGCACTGGGAATTTAGAACTGATGGTTCGTTATGGAAAATGGCTCTACGAGGATCTGATATACAATTTCAATCTGGAGTACAGTGGTGTGCAAGCACACCACTCGGAGAGTATTGGGCTAGATGGACATTCAATGCAAATGATGTTCATAATGTTGGTAGTGCTTCTGGAACATGGCGAAAGATTGCTGGGAGCGGTGCAGGTGTTCAATATTTTGGGTGGTTAGAAACAACTGATGGTTTCGCAACTACGGAAGGCTCTGTTAAAGTAGAAATAGCAAGTGATTCAGGTGGAAGTACAATTGTAGCTACTGGATATTATGGTGGTAAAGCAGACGTAGAATTTTAATGTTGTCCGACTATGATCTCTAATAGCGCCTGACCCTTCATTCGGCCATTGTCCCAAGTCAATCCACATATAACCTGTAGATTCTTCATTCAATACAGGTATGAATTCATCTTCAACAATGCATACAAACGTATAGTAGCGAAAATTCTTGTCGCGTGACTCGTAAATATCTATAGGATACGTCTTAGTAACGTCAGGAATGAATCCCATCTCTTCCTGACACTCACGATCAAGTGCTTCCTTAGGAGTTTCATCGCCATCTATCATGCCACCGAACAGTGACCACTCATGCTTATGAGTCTTGTAGGGTGCGCGAAGATTGAGCAAAACTCGTCTAGTTTTAGACGATACGAATAGTGCTCCTGCCGCTGTTTTTTGATTAGTCATACAGTTATTTATCTGTGTGCCATTTGGTTATGTGATAAATACTGTTATGAAATGGAAAATTTACTATGATAACGGTGATACTTATGTGGGCATAATTAAGTTAAGGAGGATGATGTAGTGGCTGTTACTCGGGGTACAACACTTAGTAGTACAACCCGTACCGTTACGGGTACTGATGCGAGCATTACGCATACAGTCGATAGTGGGACTACGCTACTTGTTGTATCAGTATTCTATGAAGCCGCTGAGACTGTTAGTGGAACCCCTCAATGGTCTTTGGGTGGCGGTGAGAACCTAACCCTTGTAGATGCAACCACATCCAGTGGTTCTGCGCAAGACGTGGCAATGGAGACTTGGGCACTTGTCAGTCCAACGTCTGGAGCCGGTACTGTCACAATCACAGTATCGTCAAACGATAATTCAATATCAACGGCTACCAACTATATTGGTACACAAACATCTTCTGTTGCTAATGCTATTTCTCTACTAGAAGAAGATGTAAACGATGCAGCAACGGGTACAACAGTATTTGCTAGTGCTGGAACAGTGGGAAATGCCTTATATACGGCAGCGGGATTCAAGGGTGGTGATGGTACACCTTCTAGCAATTCAGATAGTTTCTTTGAGATATTTGACGGGGAATCTGGTGGCGGCAGTGGTGTCGCAGATATATCCGCATATGTAACAGATTTACTAGACAGCGCACCAAGTGCATTTACAGGGTCATGGAACGTATCGGATGAAAACTCTGGGCATTACCTAGAGATTGAGGTTTTTAGAGATCCATTTCCGTACCACTCAGTTAATGAACAACGTAGAGCAATTAGAACAATAATTACACGATAAAGATAAATACAGTATAACAGGAGCAAACAAATTATGGGCAGAATGTATATTTTATCAAATACAATTGCAGCCTTCACAGGGCCTAAAACGATATTTGAAATCGGCGCACTAA